ACTCAAAGATGTGGAAAGATACATTGAAAAAGATGAGTTGTTTGTTAATGCTGATCTCTCTGCTATTGCTGATCGTATATCAAGCAGTGGTTATGAGTGGAGGCTTGATGCTCTCAACCGATCTCTTGGCCCTCTTAGGACTGGCAACTTTGTCATTGTTGCTGCTCGGGTGGAAGTAGGCAAGACAACTTTCCTCGCAAGCGAGGTGAGCTACATTGCTCAACAGCTACCAAAAGATCGTCCTGTAATCTGGGTCAACAACGAAGAAGAGTCGTCTGTTGTCTTCTTTCGTATTGTTCAAGCTGCTCTTGGTCGTGAATCAAAGTTTATGATCTCTGATTCAAAGGCTGCTATGGCAGACTACACGGCTCTTATGGGTGGTGACAAAAACAAGATTCGTGTTACTAAGGACACGAACCACATGAGAGACTTAGAAACATTGTTTCGTGAAGTTAATCCCGGATTGATTGTTTTTGATCAACTTGATAAGGTTGCAGGTTTCAAAGAATCTGAGCGAGAAGACATTACACTTGGAAAGATTTACAAGTGGGCTAGAGAGCTTGCTCGTACATATGGCCCAGTGATTGCTGCATCTCAATTGAGTGCTAGTGCAGTAGAAGTCAAAGACCCACCATTCATCGGTATGGACGCTCTTAGAGGTTCTAAGACAGACAAACCCGGTGAAGCTGACGTAGTTCTTACATTAGGTAAGTACAAGGAACCAAAGAATGTCGAAGAAGAAATGATTCGCACAATCAATGTTCCTAAGAACAAGCTTCCCGGTGGAGGAAGCAAGCAAGTAGAACAAGAAAGACACGGACAGTACTTAGTAACAATCGACCCCATACGGGCTAGATTCGAGTAACGTAACATAACGGATGGAAAACCATGACCACCGAAACAGCAATGTTTATAGCAATAGACGTTGAGACCACTCTCAACGGGAACGAAGAGGTAGGGTTAGCTCACCCAATGCACCCAGACAATAAAGTTGTTTTGTTTGGACACACAACTTCATTTGGTCTACCAAACACAACCTACTTTGCTGATGAGTTTGAAAATAGCTTAGTCGGTCTAGACAGTAGCACGATGATCTGTGGACACAATATCTCCTTTGATTTGTTGTATCTGTACAGAACAAACTCCCACATACAGTATTTGCTACAAAAGCAAAGGATATGGGATACACAGCTTGCTGAGTACATCTTGACTGGACAACAGAGTAAGTTCTCTAGTCTTGATGAACTGGCTGTTAAGTATAAGTTGCCTGTTAAAGACGATAAGATTAAAGCTTACTTTCAAGCAGGTCTAGGTTCTGACAAGATTCCTCCAGAAGAGCTTATACCGTATTTAGAACAAGACCTAGTTAACACTTGGCATATAGCAAACGAGCAGTACAGAGCAGCAGTAGAAGCTGGTCAAACCGTGTTAATCCTCTCTCAGATGGAAGCTTTACACGCAACCACAGAGATGATGTTCAATGGTCTCCATATTGATAAGGAAACCCTGGATAAATACACAGTAGAGGTTGTTAACTCTTATGTAGAAGTAAAGCTTGACTTGGAAGTATTAGCTCTTGGACTTGTTGAGGACATCAACAGTCCTAAGCAGTGGTCTCAGTTCTTCTTTGGTGGTAAGAAGAAGATCAAAGTCAGAGAAGAAGTTGGTGTTTACAAGAATGGCAATGCTAAGTTCAAGCTTGTAGATAAAGTATTGACAATAAAGCCATTCATTATCTATACACCAGACCCTGACAAAGTGTCTGCAAAAACGGGTCAGGTCAGTGTTGATGACACTGTACTTTCTGACATGTTGAACCACACAGTAGACGCTAGAGCGATTTCAATCATCAAGTCACTCCTGAAGTACAGGGAGCTGTCAAAGCAGCTCTCAACCTACGTACAGGGCCTTAGCAAGCACATCATTGGAAACTACATCCACGGCAAACTCAACCACACAGCAACAGTCACAGGAAGACTATCATCTACCAACCCTAATTTACAAAATATAAGTAATAACCCCATAAAACAAATCTTCACTTCAAGGTACGATAACGGCTTGATTGTTGAGGTTGACTTCAATCAGCTTGAAGTTGTGGCTCTAGCTCATGTTACTAGAGACAAACAATTGATAGCTGACATCAGTGGTGGTTCTGACATCCACAGTGCCTTGTACAAAGATATGTTTGGCAGAATGCCAACCAAAGAAGAGCGTAAGCCCTTTAAGTCTAGAACCTTCCAATTGATCTACGGAGCAGGAGCTAAAGCAATCAGCAAACAAGCAGGTTGCAGCTTAGAAGAAGCAAAGAGGTTCATTGAAGTGTTCTACACTCGTTACCCATCAGTAGCTAAGTGGCACACAGAGTTTGCAGCTCATGTAGAGAAATGGGCTAGACATGAAAGCACTGGTGGTATTAAAGAAAAAGTAAGGACGTACACACATCGTACAGAGACAGGTCGTAAGTTTGTATTCAAAGAGTACTTCAACGAAAGTACTTGGTCTTCTAGGATGTATACGTTCTCACCAACAGAGTTAAAGAACTATCCCGTTCAGGGACTAGCAACCGGAGATATTGTCCCGATGATGTTGGGAATTATCTTTAGGATGTTGAAAGGCAGAGAGGATGTGAAGATGGTTAACACCATCCACGACTCTCTTATGTTTGATGTTAAAGGCACTTCTGCCGTAGATTTTATATTGGAGATTACAGATGTTCTAAAGGAAACACACGAGTACTTCGAAGATATTTTTAAGACGCCGCTAGCTCTGAAGCTCAATGCAGGAGCTAGTTATGGCCCCAATTGGTACAACATGGAAGAAATGTAAAAATGACAATGATGACAGGCGTAGTGGAAGCAGTCTCCACAAAAGAAGTAAACACTAAGTTCGGTGCAAAACTGACTTACAGCATGAAGGTCAATAGCACTTGGATCAGATGCGGTTTTAAAGACCCTGGTGTTCAAGTTGGTTTCACTGTTGACTTTGATGGCATCACAGGTACTTACGGTGTTGAAGCTAAAGCAGTTAACATCACAAGCCGCACAGTAGCAGCAGCACCTACTCCGGCGCAGACTGCCGGAGGAGGTGGAGCAGCAGCACCAAAGGCGGCATACAGCAGCTCAGGCTACAAAGAGAAAGTGTTCCCAGTACCAGCACTACATGGTGATCGTGCAATCGTTCGTCAGAACGCGTTGGCTAGGGCAACTGATTTGTATATTGCAGCTCGTGGTGGTAAGCCTTTTGATTTGGAAACAACAACTCTTGATCTCGTTATCAAGTTTGCTCGTAAGTTTGAAGCTTACACAGCAGGTGATCTCGACATGGCAGAGATGATGATGGAAGAATCAGCAGCTAATGCACAAGCAGATGGTCTTCCTCAGTTCTAAGTAAGAGTTACGGGGGTCGTTAAGCCAGCAATCGAGGATGTCAATGTAGGAAGTTTTCTGGCTTTCTGTCCTACCTAGTTAAAGACCAAATCGAGACCCCCCACCTAACGGTCACAGAGTAGCAATACTCTGTGGCCTATAGGACTGCGGTTTTTCGCACACACAAAGGAGAAAGTAAATATGAAAGCGTTAATAGACGCAGACATTGTGGCTTATAGAGCCGCATGTAGTGCAGAGGAAGATGATCTTTGGATTGCTTGTGCTAGAGCTGATCAGATGATGCAAGACATCATCGCAGACACAGGAGCTACGTCTTACGCAGCATACCTGACAGGTAAGGGTAATTTCCGTAGAGAGCTTACCGAGACTTACAAAGCTAATAGGCCCGATGATCGTCCTAAGCATTGGCAAGGTATACGAGAGTTCCTAATAACAAATCACAAAGCTATTGTTTGTGATGGCTTTGAAGCTGATGACCAGCTAGGTGTTGATCAAGACAAGACACACGGTTCTACCGTTATCTGTTCTATTGATAAAGACCTACTCCAGATTCCTGGAAAGCACTACAACTTCGTTAAGAAAGTATTCCAAGAAATCACCCATGACGAAGGACTCAAACGACTCTATATACAGAGCTTGGTTGGTGATCGAAGCGATAACATCGCAGGCATTGCAGGTATTGGCCCCGTCAAAGCAGAGAAGGCAATCGGAGGACTCCTTCCCGAGGAGTACTACGAAGCTTGCAGAAGCATCTACAACGATAACGAAAGATTCCACCTCAACATGAAGCTCCTGTACATCTGGCAGAAGCCCAACGACCAATGGGAACCACCACAATGAAACGACATGTACCAGCAGGATACCGCAGTGGGTTGGAGAAGAAGTTCCAATCCGCTTGCGAGGCAAGGGGTTGGAAACTAGGGTATGAAGAAGACAAAATCAAGTACATCATCCCTAGTAGCGCCCATAGCTACACACCAGACTTCACTGTTACTAAGAACGTCTACATAGAGACCAAGGGTCTTTGGGTAGCAGAAGATAGGAAAAAGGCTTTGCTCATTAAAGAGCAACATCCAGAAATTTCTATCTTGTATGTATTCCAGAGGGATCAACCACTCTATAAAAAGAGTAAGACCACCTACTTGGAATGGGCTGCAAAGAACGGGTTAGAAGCTTGTACTTTTGCAGATGGAAACGGTTGGGCAAACTACATTATGTGGCACATGAAATGACTATTTATAAACTAGAGTATCCCCAAAGAGCAGTCCTGCAATCACTCGTTAGACCTACAGTCTTTGGCTTGTTCCAAGACACACCTAACGTTGATCTCAACGACTATATCTACAAGATTCAAAACCAATACCCTGAAGCATTCCATCTCGATGAAGACTCAAAGAGACAGAGGGTGTTTGTGGATGAACCTAACACACTCGTACCTCATGCTAAATTTCTTCGGAAGCTCATGCGATGAGCCAGTACTACGATACCGGCAAAGTAAAGATTGGCATCAACTACAAACCAAAGAAAGTTTGCCAAGAAGATGTTGATTACAAGTTGAGACTCAAAGAACTAGACAACATATACAAACAAGACATAGCACTAATCCTGTTTATTTTGTTTGTGCTGTTCTCAACAGCAGCTTCATTAACCATTGTGTTTGGAGGATAAAATGCTAACCCCACAAGACTTGCTCGACGAAGCAATCCTAGAGATTTCTAGACTTAGGCTACAAATTAGGTGGCAAGAAAACCGTGATGGTCGTATAGGTACCCACAGCCCAACGTGTTATACCTTTGGGCCTAGCCATTATGAGTGTGCTTTACAAAAGATTGAAGAACTGGAGAGTAAGCGATGAATAATGAACGAATTTGGGACTTTTATGGACAAGCCCTAGTTGGCCCGGTCGGTGAAGGTGACGAGGTATTAGATCCCGTAAAGTTCGCAGAGTTGATTGTTCTAGAGTGTCTAAGTCAGGTTGAAGAGCAATATAAACGTATATTTGAAGATGAAACTATGATGAAGGATAACCATTGGGCCGGTTACGTTGAGTGCGGTATTGATAGCTGTGTAGCAATCAAAGAACATTTTGGAGTTAAAGAATGAACCCTTGGATAATAGATAGCGTGATTACGGTCACAAAGGAAGCCGCGAAGCGTAACGGTTTCCGACTTGAGCCAGCGAGTGACAATAGGATAGCGCTTATGGCAAATAAAGCACCTTATGCCAAGGACATCTGTATCGTTAGGTTTGAGAGTTGGGAG